TTTTGGAAACCCTGCTTGCTGTGGTACGTCTCGTAAAGCCTGTCTGTACGTTGTCATAGCCTCTGACATGGTTACATCAGATAACCCGTAGTGGTCTGTAGCCTTCAACAGACCGTCCCGTGTAGCTCGTTCTGTGGCCTCTAGGGCGGCATTGTCAGCGGCAGTCTTGGCGTCCTTCTGATCCTGTACGGTTACAGTGGTTTCTACGCCGTCCTCGTCAGTCTCAGTGTATTCAGTAAACATCTCTTGAGTTACCCACCTTTCCTGCCATACACCATCGACTTGCTCTACGCCATCTTTGACAGCCACTTGCCACTCGCCAACATCAGGTGCATCAGTCTTTGTTACTCGTGCTACACCCAAGGCTTCCAGCGTTGCATCAGTCCACGTTTCAGGCAGAGACATGTGCTTGTTTTCTTGTCTTAGCTGGACTTTTGTTTTTGGCGTTCCAGTAGCCACTTCAACAAATAACATATTTGTCTCCTATTAAAACTTGGGTAGTGCCGCATCAGGCGGTGTAAAGTTAGATGTGTATCTGGCTACGCCTTTGGTAATTCGTAGATCGTCATAATAAGCATCACTATAAGATCCTGCTCCATCCCAATTACCGCCGCCTACTAATACCCCTACATCGCCCCAATCATATGTAAGTGATGATGATATAGTCTTGCTGGCAACAGACGTTCCATCTCTATACATAGTTATGTTTGTTCCGTTGCGAACAAGAGCAAAGTGATACCACTGGTTTAAATTATGTGCAGAGCTTGCAACTAAAAGTCTTTGGGTGCTGATGTCGTTATAGTTGGCAAAAGTGAGCTTGTCGTGGTTAATCCCACTAAAATCATTGTTGCTGTGCGTAATGGCTAAACCGCCAGAAGCATATGTAGGCGCATTATTTCCAATAATTAAAGGATAAGCTGTTGTTCTTGTTTTAACGTAGTACCAACCTTCAATAGTCCAGTCGCCTGTACCCATATTTAATTCATCGTCTGGTGCAATACCTTTTAAGTAATCACCAGACCCATCAAACTCCAATGACCCTGTGCCGTATTTAACAACGGCTGTGTCAATCTGAGCGTCACCTACAGTATCTAGGTTGTTGATGCCTGATCTGTCGTAGATACCAGCGTCTTGGAAGTTTAGTAGTAACTCTGTGTTGGTTACTGCGGTAAGTGGTGCTGTAGGTGGAGTAAAATTGCTTGTGTAAAGAGCAGTGCCTTTGATTACTCTTGCGTCACTAACGTAACCAACTTGATCGCCTCCGTCCCTAAGCTGAGTCATCATTAGTATTTTTCTTGAGGTAAAACTATCCGACATTGTTTGTGTTGAGCCTTGTTGAACCCCGTCCACAAATCCCCTTAAATTAGTACCTTCTCTTGTAACTGCAAAATGATGCCAAGCGTTATCGTTATAGTTTGTTGTTGTAAAAATATAATTAGTTATTGCAGAGGTGAACTGAAATCTGTTGGTATTGTTGTCATACGTCTGCACTCGCCAAGCACCAGTAGCACTAAAAGCGTCTAGCGTTCCGATAATGCAAGGATAACGATCAGGTTGTGCACCGCCGTTGTACCAAAACTCAACAGTAAAATCGTCTGTTCCGATAGCAGTAAAATTGGTACTAGATATTAGATAATCGTCAGACCCACCAAAATACGCAGACCCACCATCAGTTGTTATATCCCTTGCGTCATCATCCTTAAACGGACTGAACGGGGTTACTTCAATGTCGCCGTTAACAGTCACAGTGTGATTGTTAGTGCTTTCGTCTACAAATCTATTTGATGAGCAAGTTAATAACTCCGTGTTGGCTACGGCTGTTAGAGGCGATGTTGGCGGCGTAAAGTTGCCGTTGTAGACATATCCTCCTCTGACGTACCTAAAGTTAGCGATGTAACCAGAAAACGCTCCATAATGCTGACTCTCTCCAATGCGGAAATTTGTGTTTGACATATTGGCAAGGTCTGTTGTGGTTCCATAGGAAACACCGTTGATGTACAAAGTCGTTGTTGATCCAACTTTCTCAACGCATAAATGAGTCCACTGATTTAAATACGACAGTCCAGACGCCGTAATCTTTGCACTATTTGAATATACTCTAATCGTTGAGGAGTTTAGAACGGTCAAAGTAAAGCCGTTTGCGCTGTTATTGGTGTCCCGTGTTTCCAAAACAGCATCGTCGGATGCTTGCAGAACATTTATCCAGCACTCATAACAAAATTCACCAGTACCAGGGGCGGCGGGTGAAGCGGTTAAATACGCACTGCCATCGCTAAAGTAATTAGACCAGTTATCACCGTAAGGACTAAAACTACCTTGTACTACAGAGCCGTTTTCAGTAACCGTAAAGCCGTTGGTAGACGAGTCAGTAAAGGTGTTGTTGTCATCACCGCTAGTACCATCACCGTCTAACAACAGGACAACATTGGCAAAATCATCGTCACTTGCGGGTTCTGCACCAGCCGCACCAGCAGTAGCCTGAATTAACTTTCTAGAAGCTAGACTCATCCGAACGCTTGCCCCGCTGTAAACCCGTACCAGTTAGTACCACCGTCATGGGTTATAAACACAAAGTAATCAATCGCTGATGCCGTAGCTGTCAACGTAGGCGCTGTAGCACTAGACCAATCAACAGACGTAGGCCACGTTACCGTGTAGCCAGATGCACTAGCGTCCTGCACAATCTTGAGAGTAAACGACGATACATTGCCGCTAGACGCTGGATTACTAAACGTAAACGTAGTGTTCTCTGTCAGCGTGTGGCTAAAGTTTGTGCTGGTCTGAAGGTCTACAGTCGTAGAGTTTGAGCTAGACGTAACAGCCTCGTACTTTTCTGATACACCATCGTTAAACGTCACGACTCCGTTAGCATCTGTTGTAACAGCCTTGGATGCTTCTGTTGATCCGACTGTTGTAACATCAAGATAGTTAAGCTCTGCTGTCGTAGCTGTAACACCGTCTAACAGATTGATTTCTGCCGCTGTACTAGTGACACCATCAAGAATGTTTAGTTCTGCCGCTGTACTAGTGACACCATCAAGAATGTTTAGTTCTGCCGCTGTAGCAGTTACGCCGTCTAAAATGTTTAACTCTGCCGCTGTAGACGTTACCGCTGTACCACCAAGGGTCAACGTGCCTGATGCTGTTAGATCCGTAAACGTACCAGCCGCCGCTGTAGTACCACCGATAACACTGTTGTCTACAGTGCCACCAGAGATAGTCAGGTTGTCAGCAACGTAAGCATCTGCAATAGCCGTCCCTTGCCAAGTACCTGTAGCAATAGTACCTACTGCTGTTATCTGCGTCTGAGAAGCATCTACAGACAAAGTATCACCAGTAAGCGTAAGACCAGTACCATCTACCAAAGCTGTCTTAGAAACGCTTATAGCGGCACTAGCGTTGATGTCATCGTTGACAATAACACCAGACCCAATAGCGGCTACCCCTGTGTCAGCAATCGTTACGTCGCCTGATACTACGTTGTCAATCCAAGTAGAAGTACCAGTGTCGTAAAACAACAATGCGCCATCAGCGGGTGAAGTAATGTTAGTGTCTGTTAGTTCTGCCAATGTGTCGGCTGAAGCAACCTGTGAGTCAACGTAAGCCTTTACAGATTGCTGTGTAGGAATAAGAGTTGCGCTGTCAGACGCCATGTTGTCTTCGTCAACAAACGCTGTAACTGTAATTGTACCGTCAGACAGGTTACCAAACGTAACTGTGCCTGTAGTGTTCAGAGATGTTGGTGTTGTACCAATTTCAATGACCGTACCGCCAGAGTCTTCTGTGTACAGTCTTTTGTTAGTCAGATCAAACGCAGGTTCACCTTGGACTAGATCACCAGCCGTAGGCGCTCCTGATCCGTTCTTTAGTTTAATAGTTGTTGCCATCACCTACTCCAAGAAAAACGAGCAAAAGGAAAAGGGGGCCATGAAGACCCCCAGAGAGAGTAGCTTACTCGTCGCAAACAGCGAGGATGAATCCTGCTTCGGGACGGTAAGTCTCAACACCGTACAGCGTGTCAGACGTAAACAACGTAGACAGGTATTCCTGCTTGTAC